AATAAATCAGTATAGTCCATATCACCTAACTCTACGCTGAAAGCTAGATCCTCCGACTCATGCTTTCGCCACCCCTCCATAAGCTCTGGCAAAGGACGACCCACTGGCGTGATGAATATCTGATAAGCCCCCACCTCACGGCCATATGCGATTTCATTCATGTATCTTACATCATCTTGTATGATGAGATGCTCAAACCTTTCCTCGTCCTTCATCATCTGAAGTTCTCGTTGTTTAAGAATCTCAACTACCTCTCTTGTTTTATTCACCCAATAATCTGAATCTTCTTCTCGTCTTCCTGCACCCCACTTCTGACAATACTTCCGATACTCTTCCGGATTATTATCCTTAGTAAAGCCCTGCTCTGCTGCATCGTCCTTAAGGGATTTAGCAAAGGGTAGCATAACAGGGATGAAGTTGTGTTCAAATCCTATATCAAACAACATATTACCTACTGTTGTCTTACCGGCTCTACCCGCACCACATAATTGTATAAATTTCATACCACTCTCCTTAGTGTGTCTCTGACCAATTGTTTCCTACCTTATAATCAGCATCAATTCTTATCTTACATTTAAAGAACTCGCCTGCCTTGGTAGCACAGCCACATACTATCTTACCTAAATCATGAGCTATATCAGGACTGCATTCAATCTGGATCTCATCGTGGATATTAGCCACCCATGCCCATTGATTTGGATACAACTTGTTTAACTCTACATCAACATAACAACACCAGAGCTTGGCTATGTGTGCTCCAGATGATTGTAGTAATGTATTCAAGGCTGCGTGTTCGCTTCGTACTGGAATCTCTCGCCAATCAAATGGCCGCACATGACCCGACGCATGTGAATTAAACTTACAATCCTCGATGACCTTACGAAGTCCGGGGATATTATCCAGTAATTGTTTCTTTGTTCTTTTCGCCTGAGCCGCACTTGTGCCCACGACCTCGCCAAACTTAGTATCGCCACCACCATATAAGAAACAATAGATAGCTGACTTAGCTAGGTTACGGGAATCCAATCCCATGGCTGTCTGGTTATGAGTATGCACATCTCCATTAAGAATATAATCAGAATATGTACCACCATCATACTTATGTAGATAGTGTGCAAGCATCCTTAGTTCTAATCCCGCAAGATCAGAACCCATAAGTACCCATCCGGGCCTAGGTATAAACAAACTACGAGCCTTGGGATTGCCACTAACCTGCTGCATGTTGGGATTATTTGCTGTCATTCTCCCAGTCACAGCACCAAGGGTATTCAAACTACCATGGATCTTACCATCCCTAGTGGATCTAGCCCTGATAATCCAATCAGATACCTGACTCATTAGCTTTGTGTTATCAAAATATTTAGTAAGGATCTGAGCTTCGGGATACTTTAACTTAGCTAACACAGTTCTATCTACTTTGGGATTGCCCTTCTCAGTAGTGGGATATTTCCACCCATACTTAATAGACAAACGCTCAGCAATCTGTTGTCTAGATCCTGGATTAAAAACCGTTAGCTTATCCTTCAGTCTTTTACCTGTCTTCTCTGACCAACGCTCTTCAATAATATCAGGAAAGATCTCCCTCATGTTATCTTCTGTCTCTACCTTAAACATAAGTAGATCAGCCTCTAGCTGCTCTGCCGTCTTAAGATCAAAACAGAATCCATTCTCTATCTGAGCAGCTACAATCTCTGCCACCTTGGTTTCCATCTTTATGGATTTACGAGAAGCAGCAGCAAACTCTTTCTGATACTCATATATCTTTGCTGTCACCACGGTATCTTGAACACAGTAATCTAACATCTCTTCACTATACTCATCAAATCCACCAGTATAGTCTTGTTTGTTATCGCCCAACAGGATACCCCAGCTCTTTAAGGAGTGGGATTTGTTAGGAAGCATTGGCTTATCAGGCCACATCAAACGAGATACAAGAAGTGTATCATATACATTTGCTTTAAATGTACCATACAACCTACGCAGAAGAGGGAGATCATAGTGTATAATGTTATGACCAATGATAAGCCTAGCTTTGCTTAGTCTATTACACAATTCCCTCATGTCCTCTTCTCGATATTTAGTAATCTCTTTTGTGTCTACGTTATAACACACAGCACACCATACTCTAGTTGCTTCTGGTATCCCAGAGTATTTCTTTATAGTTAATTCATTTAGTCCATTACCTTCAATATCAAAGACCAATGTTTCCATAATTATATAACACCTCATTATCTGGAGTTACGGTGAATTCAATCTCTTGTAATCTGCTTGTATCTTTATTGTAATAAAGAGCAGTACCAATACCACACTGTCCTGTCTTTCTATTCTTCAGTACCCGAATGCAAGTAGTGTTTGAGATCTTAGGATCTTGGTGTTGTCTGTTTCTCTCAAGAGCAAACACGTAGTCTGCAATCTGAGCGAGGGAACCAGAACCACGGAGATCACTTAGATTAATCCTATCACCTTCATCAACATTCTTATCTGTCTTCTTAATATGAGACACAACATGAACAATGCATCCAGTTCTTTCAACCAAAGATCTTAACTGTTTCATAACATCATCGAGAACAAGTCTCTCTGAGTTACCAAACTTATCTTGTTGGCTTAATAGAATGTTTCCTAAGAGTGTGATGTGATCTACAACCAACACCTTACAATCTAAAGCAACAGCCATGTATTCAAGACGAGACATCACGTTCTGCATATTAGAATTACCAATATGATCATAGATGTACAGCGGATACTGTCCAATCTCTTTGCGAGCTGCCTCATATTCCTCATCACTAAGATTATCATCAATGATATGATCTGATAGCGGAACCTCTTTGTTAAACTTCTTCCTAAGACTATGCAGTTGTCGCTGACCAAGTATCTTTCTGACTGGCTTACCTAATTTAAGAGAGATGAGATCATCTACAGTTGATTCCGGAGATTCTTCTAAGAACACACAGCCTGTGGAATTTCCTTTTTCAAGGTGGTGGATCATTAGCTCTCTAATAACAGAAGACTTTCCATGTCCTGTAGCAGATGTCCAAAGATACAAACGACCTGCGTCCTGACCTATCATGAAATCTGTCATCTTATCCCAAGGATACTCGAACAAATTCATCTCTGTCTTCTCATGTCCAGTTACCTGACTGACATGTAAAATAGAATCTGGACTATGTGTCTTAGCATTCCAGTAGCACTGCATTAACTGCTTACCCTCGCCAGCCATAGACATTTCGCTAGGATCTTTACGAGGAAGCTCCATGATCTTCACCTTACCGGGCGGAAGAATCTCAGCTACCTCTCGTGATGCCTTACGTCCGGGCTCATCCATATCAAAACAAATTACTATTGTCTCAAACGAAGCAAGAAACTCATAGTTTTTTTTGATAGACTTAACAGCAGAGTTTACTCCACTAGGGATAGACACAACAGGATACTTGTTATCAAACAGCTGAGACATAGTAAGTGCATCTATAGCACCCTCGGTAACTAAGACACGAGGTCCACCCTTTTCCCATAGGTTCTGTCCATACAACTGAAGATTACTTGTGTCACCTACCCACCTGAAGTCTTTAGTCTTTACGTTTCGAATCTTCTGAGCCTTAAGACTTCCATTAATATCATAATAGTTTTCTATCTCGGCTTGCGAACTAATGCCTGTATCAGTTAAGTATTTAAACTTACGACATGTGGTCGCATTGATCCGTCTATGTGGTAGAGATTCAATCTCTCCTGTATAGGGTGTAAATTCCCGCTGGATATTCTCTTGATTTACTTTAGTCATATACTCACCATCCCCCTTGTTGAAATAACCACAAGAGAAACAGTACTCGTGATCATCATCATATCGTGCAAGGTTATCCTCATTATTATCTCTACCTTCTTTAGCACACTCCGGACATTGAACTCGTTCAACAACCTTAGAACCATTAATCGTTGTCTCTATAGACATAACACACTCCTACTTAAGATGCCAATCCTCTGGCTCTTCTCTTGTTAAATAAAAAGACCACGCCAAGGCAGCACCGATAACAGATAGCAACAAAACAGTGGGAGCTACTATAACAGTAACAGGAACCCACCACCCTACTTCGCCTTGAATATAATCATACATGAAGAAAGCACCGAATAAAAAACAAACAACATTCAACCACATATAGATTCTTTCAATGTTCATTTTCTTTTTCCCTTTCTTCATCACTCATGATGTTCAGCTTGGGCTCACTGAAGATGGCATCCCACTTCTCACCCCATTCTTCCCTAGC